GAGCTGGACCCATTGCACGGTCACGTCCGGCCCGTCCGTCCCTGAAATCAGGAACGACAGGAACGGCACCATGCCGTCGCCAGCGGTCAGCGCATCGCCGGTATTGGTCGAGGTCGCCTGGATGTAGAGCGGCTCCTCGTTGTCCGGACTCGCCGCGGTGTAGTAGAACGTCGGCACACCGCCCGAGCTGATGCACGTCTTCAGCGCGCGCCGCTCGCCGTCCGCCCACGTCACGCCCACGTCGTCGTTCTGGGTGCCCCCGCCCGCTTCCTCGTCTTCGATGTCGAGATCGCCAGCGGTGTCCTGTAGCCCGATCACCGCCCACTCGTCGTACCCGGTATGGACGAAGTTCTGGAAGGCTTCGTTCTGCCGCCAGCCGATCACCAGTTCGTCAATGCCGGAGATGTCCGTGACCGTGACCATCATGGAGATGCACGCGCCGTTGGTCCCGAGTTCAATGACCTGATTGAGCGCCGCGTCTGAGGTGGCCCCGAAGACGATCTCGACCCCTTCCGCGGTGGTGGTGTTGTCCGCGGAGATGTCCAGTTGCCCGTTGATCGTGATCCACGAGGACGCCGTCTTCGTCTCTTCCTCGCGGTACTCGATCACCCCGAGCGGCGAGCCGTAGACGAAGTTCTGATCCGCGTCGGTCACGCCCTTGGCCGTGCCGGCATCAGTCATCACGGCATGGCCGCCGTTGAACTCCTCCCGGCACTTGAGCCTTCCACCGCAAATAGTCAGCGCCGACTGCACGCTCACGATCTCGCGCTCACGTTCCAGCCAGTACCCGGTCCCGCCGCAATCAAAGATCCGGTTCTCCTCTGTGTTGATGTGCGGGAGATTCACTTCCGTCGCGGCCGTGCAGGCGCCTTCGACGTTAAAGCTGGATCCTTGCGCGGTCCCAGAGTCCAGCACCCACACAATCGAACTCGCCGGATGCCGCCGGGCCGGGGTAAACCCTTGCCCGAGACCGCGACGGACATTCCAGTTCGTCGTCGAGGCGTTCACCGCTGAGGTGAGCTGCATCAATTCGCCATCGACGTAGAGCCGGTCCCCAGCGCTGGAGCCAGAGGCCGCACTCAGCGTCACGTCGGTCGCGGTCGCCGAGACAGCCGCCGTGAACGTCGTGTGGTCGATTTGGGTCTGCGCGGACAGCGCGGTCGGCACGCCGAGTAGCACCGCCAGCCCCCCCCACGCGAGGGCGTTGCGAAACAGTCTGGTCATGATTCTGCTCCTCATGGTCGTGTCCGTTACGACAGGCAGATGCGCGACGCGAGGTTCTCGCGAATCGCTTTCCACCCGTGCGCCGTGTCGAACCGGGCCGGATGCACGTCGTTGATGATGTCGCTGTCCTTTTCCATCCGGACCGAGATCCCGAGCTTCTTGTTCGAGATCCGCTCCGCGATCCACATCCCGCGTGGCAGCACGAGATCGGCCATCACGAGGGCGAAGGCTTCCTTGTGGTAGACGAAGCCCTGGCGCGTGACGAGGCCGGCATACGACGAGGCATGTCCGAAGGTCGTGATCGCGTCGTTGTCGCCGGGACCGTTATCGCAGTTCTGGAAGACCCCCGACGCCACGATGGACGGGCTGACCGGGATCGTCAGCACGCCGCCGGCGGTCGAGGACACGTTCGCCGTAACCACGAAGTCCTTGTTGCGGCCCGTGGTCTGGTAGTTCTGCGGGTTGAGGTCCTGGACCGAGGCGAACTGGATCACGTCCCCTTTGCGGAAGTAGTTCGTGATCGAGGCCGAGGCCCCATCCGCCGTGATCGAGGCGCCCGTCTGGCCCGCGCCCTGTACCAACGGCGTGCCCCCGAGGGCGCCAATGGTGTGCGCGACGACGTTCTCGTCCTCGTACCACTCGTTGATTCCGAGCGCCTTCCCCTCGATCTGCCCGTTCCGGAAGAACGCGCTGATCTGCGCGCCGGGATGGAACAGGGAGGTGTTCGCGTTCGAGAGCTGCGTGTGGCCGTCGGCCGAGATGACCGCCTTGTACGGACGCGGTACACAGACTTCCACGAGTTTCGTCTTCGCGAGCCCGTAGACGTCGTTGGTCGTCGGGACCGAGCCCGGTGTGCCGACCACCTTCGCGACCTCCTGGTACATCCGGGAGGTGCCGGTGTAGTCGATGTTGTTGATGAGCGAGTCCACCGCCGGGTTCGCATACCGCTCCATGTAGTCGTCCACCTCGAGGGTGGCGCTCCAGGAGTCGTACTCGAAGCCGATGTTGCTCTGATCGGTGATGCTCAGCGTCACCGTCTGGTCAGTCAGGGGCGTCGGGTTCATGATGGCGCCGACGGTGACTTGGAACCGCTGGGGCAGCCGCAGGGTGATGGTGTCGCCCTGCTTGACCCCGCGCAGCCGGTACTCATCGTCGTAGTCGCGCATGACGTTCCCGGCGAACACGCAATCGTTCACCAGGCGCCTGGCGACCTTCCGCAGCACGTTGGTGGGGGTGGCAAAGGTGTTGGCGAGCAGGAGGCCCGGGAGGCTGCTGTCGGTCAGCAGGCTCGAGATCCACGCACTCACGGCGAGCACGACGCCCAGGTAGACGAGCGTCAGGCCCGTACGGCTGTATCGCTGAGAGATGGTCATGGCTCAGACCCTCAGTCCGAGCCCGCCGAGCGGCGGTTATCCCGCGAGCCCTGCTGCGCGCTTCCGCGCGGCAAGCTCTTTCGCGTCCTCGGCCTGCATCCAGTCCTCGAAGGACTGTTTCTGGCCGGGGCCTCCGCCTGATCCGCGAGCTCCGGGCGTCCCTGCTGGTGGCCGCGCAGAGGGGTGCGCCGACGTGATGGGGTGCGGTCTCCCGGGCGAGCCACTGGAGGCGCCCGCGAGCCGCGCGGAGAGCAGCCCGATCGCTTGGTTCATGCGGATCGGGTGCATCTGTTTCAACGCCGCCCACTCCCGCTGACCTGCGTCAGTCGCGAAGTGGTCGAGGAGCGGAATCACAGATGGAGCGGAGAGGAGGGCGTCCCGCAGCGGGGACGTGAGCGTGCCGTCCGTCATCCGGATCACCCCGGGATGCAGATCGGCGACGGCTTGGGCGCGATCGGGATCCGACCCGAGCCAGTAGAGCAGTTCGCCGCCCTCGGGGTTGCCCTGCATGAGCAACGTCCGGGCGAGATCGGACAGAAACGGGGTCGTGTTGCCCTTGTGGGCCTGGGGGTCGTACCACGCGGACTGGAGGTCGCTGAGCGCCTCACGCTTCTCGTCCCAGTCGGGATGCGCCTCGATGACCGCCGCCTTGGTAGCTTCGAGCCGGCCCACGGCCTCTCGGAAGGCGGCGTGATCGCCGGCGCCGCGCAAGCGGGAGTCCACCCCGGACGTGATGCGCTGCTCGAGCGCCGCGTCACGGGCGGTCTGCCACGCCGGCACGTCCTCGCTCCGCCACTTCGCGACGGCCGCCTCGTACGCCTCATCGGTCTCGAAGTCTCGATACTGCGGGTGCGCCGGCATCGCGGCGTCAGCGGCCGCCTCCCGGCCAGGCGCCGCCGCTGCTGGAGCGGGCGCCTTCGCCGGTGGGGCGCCACGGTGGCCCTCCAGCGTCGCGAGTTCCCGGCGCACGTCCGCGAGGCGGCGCTCGTCGGCCTCCAATTCCGTGCGGGTGCGGTGCTTCTGATGGGTGAGGGTGTCCACCTCGTGCTTGAGTTGGGCCGTCCGCTTCGCCAGCGGCACTTTGTTCGCTTTGCCGGGTTTCGGCGCCGGCGCGCCTGCGACAGCGGGCTCGACGCGACTCCGCGAGACTTCGTCGCCGTCCGCGTCCTCGTCTAGTGTCTCAGCGACGTCGGCGACGGCGACGGGGGCGGGGGCGTCGTCGATGGTGGTGGTGTCCTCGGGAGGGGGGTCGAAGGCGTTCGGGGCGGAATGCGACTCGACGACGAAGTCGTCGTCCTTCACACCGGCGGATTCGTCTGGTCTGAGCGATCCGAGCAGCGTATCGGCCATCGTCTGTCGGTCTCCCGAGTCAAACAAAAAGGCGTGGGCCAGCCCGTTGGGGCCAACCCACGCCTCGGAATCTCGTCTCGTAAGCGTGTGTGCCGGATCACGTCCGGCGGTTCGGGGACTACTCTACGCCTATTCGGTCGGCGTTTGCAACTCCCGTGCAGCCGCGGCCTCCGCCGCCAGGGCATCCAGGTCCGCCTGCTGCGCCGCCGACCGGCTGTCGCGGCCTTCCGCCCGGGTATCCGCGCGCGCCGCCACGCCCTCTGCCCGCGCATCGGCTCGCCCGGCCGAGACCTCTTTCCGCACGTCCGCCTTGGTCGCCGACAGATCGGCCACTTCTGCCGCCCGCGTGGCGGCCGCGTCGTGGAGCGCGACCGAGTGCCGCTCCTGCTCCTTCGCCCCGAGTTCCTTGACGAGCTGGAGCACGATGTCGTGCTGCGCGTCCATGGTCTGCAGCATCGTCTCGTGCCGCTGCTGCGACTCCTGCTGCATCCGCTGGATCTCGCCACGGAGCACCTCGAGCCGCTCGTCGCCCTGCGCGGTGGTCTTCACCTCCAGCATCTTCCCTTGGAGCTTGATCTGCTCGACCTTCCCTTGCAACGCCGCCCGGATCATGGCGATCTCTTTTTGGCCGGCGGCCTTGATCGAGTCCGATTCGAGCATCTTCTGGGCTTCCTGGAGCGCCTGCATCGCCTGCTGATGCTGCGACTGCAACTTGAGAAAGCGCCCGCGAAACGCCTCGGGGATGTCCTGGAGGTCTTCCTGGCCGGTCTCGGTGCGCGCCTTGATCCGCTCCGCAATCTGCTTGGAGCCGGAGAAGCCCATCGCCTCCACCCACAGGTCGGCGTAAATCGGCAGCATGTCCGGCGCCGCGGTCGCCAGTTGCGCCATCCCGGCGAGCGCCTCTTCCTGCTTCACCTGGAAGCTGCGGTCCACCACGGCCGCGACCTTGAACTCCCCGTCCGCGAAGTCGACGTACTCGACGTCCTTCTCGTCCCAGACCTTCGGCATGTTCGCTTTGGTGGCCTGCGCGCTGCCGCCGCACACCTGGCACGCGATCGGAGGCGCGAAGGGATTCCAGCGGCTCGCCTGCTGCTGCCCGCGCCCCTGGCACGTGGGGCACGGCACCGGGATCGGGGTCCCGTCGCCATCCCGCGTGAACGGAACCTTGATGAGAATCGCCACCTCGTCCTCGCCCGAGTCTTCCCCGGAGACGTTCAGGAGGCGCCCGACTTTGTCGTAGTAGTGCGGGATGGCATCGACTGCGACCTTGCCCTCATAGAGCATCGACACCGTGGCGAGGTTGTCCAGGTAATTACTCGTGCCGGCCGCGCCCTGCCGCTGCAACGCCTCGATCGCCTTCCCGCTCCGGTCGTACGGGTTCACCGCGCGCATTTGCGGCGCCACGCTCCCGGTGACCGCGTGATACATCTCGTGCATCATCCGGATCAGGAGCATCAGGCCTTGAATCTGGGCTTCCTGCTGCTGCCGCTGCGGGAGCGGGGCCGGCTTGCCCTCGAGATCGAGCGACCGGACATGCACGCGCGTCCGGTTCGTCACGAAGAGGTCGTCCCACTCGTCCTCAAGCCCTGCGTCCTGTCCCTCGTACATAATGTAGGGCGACCGCGGCATCTGGCCGGCGAGTTCCGTCGCGGCGGAAATCAGGACGTTGATCGCGGTGAGGAGATCCTTCGCGTTCGCGATGATGCCCTTCCACCGGCGCTTGCCCTTGACGAAGTATTCCTTCCCGATAACCTCGATCACGGGGATGTAGCGTCCGTGCCACGGGTGCCGCTCGAGTTCCTGTGACCCGTCGGTGATGTAGATCATCACGCTCCGCTCATCGACCTCGCGGGTGCGCGTCCCGTCGGCCTTCGCCTCCACCTGGGTGGCGAACTCGGTTGGCATGACCGGGATCGTCGATGCCTCTGGCCCGTCCCCGATCCAGCCCTTCCCACACGCCGGATGGAAGCCGAGCGTCCGCCTGACGTGCTCGACCTTGTAGTAGGTCGCGATCCGGCACCGGCGATACCCGGTCTCGTCATCGGCGGCGAACCAGTCCTGCTCGCCATCGGCGAAGGCCCCCTCGGTGGGGAGAATCGGTTTGGTCGGCCACTTCCGCAGGCGTTCCTCTTCGCTCATCCAGTCGGTGACGAGGCACCTCTCCGCGTCGGACCGATCCGCCCGCTGCGCGTAGGGGTCCCACAGCACCGTCGAGTAGTCGAGGATCCGCTCCAAACAGAGATCGAGGTCGAAGTCGCCATCGTTGGCGTACTCCGCCACGAGCCGATAGCCGCCGCGCCCGACCTTCGCCGCCCGTTCCAAGGCCCACAGCCGGATCTCGAGCGCCCCACTCTCGACTTGGATGTTCCGGAGGAGCCCCTTGAAATAGCCCGCGGTCTTACTGGTGCTCAGGCCAGACTTGGGCTTGACCGTGAGCGCCAGCCGCGCTTGCCGCGCTTCCGAGACGACCTGCTGGATGTTTTGGTCGAGGAGGTTGATCGACAGCGTCGGTTTCGCCGGGATGATGCGCCCGGTGGCCTCGTCCGTGTGCTCGTCGCGCTTCTCCCGGCTGTCCGCCGCCCACATGTCCACGCCCTCGAACTCCAAGTCCTCGCTTTCGGCTCGGAGTTGCACGTCGTAGTAGGACTTGGCGAATTTGTGGAAGTCGACGACCTCCTGCACGAGGGCCTTCTCAGCCGCAGCGGCGCCGGTCGGCTGCTCGGGCTGGAGTTGCCCGGCGGATTCGTGGACGTCGCCGCGTTCGTCGTCGTGCGCCATCAGGGTGTGGCGAATCTCTTTGGAAGGCGCACGGTAATCGTGTCACCAACACCACTGACAGGGAGGCTTAGCGGCTTGTCGGGAATGACGGGCTCCGGCTTGAACGCATCAGGCCAGCCAACACCACTGACAGGGAGGCTTAGCGGCTTGTCGTCTGGCCCGTAGAGTGTTGGCACGACCTTCCGTGCAAACGCGAGGTTGTTTTCAAGAATGCGGAGTTCGTTCTTCCGCCA